TTGGGTTATGCCCTTTAAAACTACTAACACCTTTTTGCCTAGCCTCTATAGTCGCATTAGATAATTGTCTATTTGATGCAGTTAAAATATTCTTTTTTGTATTTCTTGCAACCGAATCAGTTATTTCTTTATTAGAATCGTTTAAAACCTCATCAATATTAGCACTTAACTTAGAAAATCTAAAGTTAGAAGTAAATGTCACTTTATATAATGGCTTCGCCAAATTCTTCTCCTAGTTTTCGTGCTTCTTTAATTCTATCTATATTTTGAAGTAATATTTTGTTAGCTATCTTCTCAGCGAACGCTTTTGGGTCTACTATAACTTCGCTAATATCTCCATCAATGTCAATATCTATTTTATGAAGGTCTTTGATTTTGCTGACGTATTCTCTCAAAAATTGATTGTTGTTCGTTTTCTTGCTTGTTTGCTCTGACAATTTCTTTCGCCTCCTCTATAGATAAATCTTTGTTTTGTTTTACTAGTAGCTCTGGCTGTGTAGTAAGATTATTTTGTAGTGCATGATTATCAAGTAGAATCTGATCTTGTACTGTCTTAGGATATTCAGGTTCAATAAAATCAAGCTTTAGTTCATTTGGTAAATTAATACCATTATAACCTGCAATCGCACGCTCAACTTGATAGAACTCATGCTCATACATTCTAAATAGCTCTATATCATCTTGATAATCTTCAAATCGTTCTAAGTCTTTGATTTTAAGTGCGATACCTGATGGAACTTCGCCACCATCTTGAGCAAACTGAACATATAAGTGATTGTTTTGTGCTACAAGGTCTACCTGAAACTTAACACTTTCTATTACAGACTGAATATCTCCCTGTGGAGAAGCAATACCAAAAGTAGAACCCTCAGGAAGGTCAAGTATTTGATCGCTACCAGTTCTTTTCATGCCTTTATCGCTATATACTCCAGTAACAAATGGCTGTCCAAACATCTGGAATCTAAGACCTAGCTGCAATTCAGTCATTGTAATATTAACTTGCTCATTACAATCAACAATATCATTAGCCCCTTCTACAAAGAAAGAGTCTATCTGATTTTCTCTATGTGTAAATACAAAAGGAATGACTCCATATCCATGCTCAAATTCATTAAT